TATCCGCAGCAGGGAAGAATATGCCCGTATTCGTATCGCCTGATGTCGTAATGCTAGGTGCTGTGTTGCTACCTGCTGCAAATGTACTTGTACCACTAACGGTTACGTTTGCAATTTCAGCGGTTGCAATATTGGCAGTCGTGACATTTGCCGTAGTCACTGTTGCATTGGTAATTGTCACAATGCCACTGCTAATGTTGACGTTCGCCAACGTCATATTATTCAGCGTCGTAACCGTATTACCTAGCTGAATAGCGGTATTGCCTAACGTAATCGTTGTGGCAAAGTTCGCGTCAAGTTGTGACAGCGGAATCGTCGCAGTAGCGTTGGCAAATGTATTAGGTACTGGCATTTAGAACCTCGCTCTCAATTCATGCTCAAATTCAAAACCGTTAATCGTAAAGGGCGTTACGCTGCCGGTGAGCGTAATGCCTAAGTATTTGCCAAACATCTTGGCATCACTCTTGTACAAGTAGTATCCACCACCCGCACTACTTGCCGCAGCCCATCCAATCAATGCACTTACGTTATTGCTCCAAGAGATTGGATTGCCAACATTATTCGTCCAAATAATTGCATTGGAGAACTCAATGGCTGGCGACTGCTGCGACTCAGAATCCACAAACGCATCAAAGATGATCGGCTCACTACCTAGTGTTGCTTCAATGCCAATCTTTAATGCCTGCTTGTCACGGATAGGATCACCCATCGGCAACAAGGCAGTTCTCAGAATCATATCAACATCATTGGTACTGTCTTCATAAAATTGATACAAATTCTGACCTGTCGTGCCATACAGGTTAATAAACCCATCCTTAAATGCTGGCACCACATAAAAGCAATCCGTTAGCTGATTGGTAAAGAACCACTTACGCTCAAAGAACGCCGCCTGTATCCAACGATCCGTACCACCATCGTTGTACTTAAAGTTAAAAACAGCGCTCAGAATGTTATTGATTAGGCACTGACCACCCGTAATCTCTTGATTAAAGTTAATCAGCGGAAACACACCGTCCAGCGGATCACTAATCTTGGTGGTAGTCGCACCCACTAGCGCATAGACACCATACTCGTTCATAAACAGCACGGAACGGAAGTACGGGAAGATGGCGTGTTTTAAGGCAGAACCCACCGACGCCGAGACGTTGGTGTTAGTAAAAAGAGAAACGCCTGTAGTCGAATCCACCCGCACATCAGAAAAGACGTTAATGCTGTCTTCGCCAAAAATGTACAGGAAGTTGTTAGCAGACAGGATACGAGTAATCGTTGTGCGTAGGGTAGAGTCAGACAGGGTAATAAACCCGGCACTCAGATTGATAAAATCATTGTAGGTATCTGCCGCCGTATAAAACACGGTACGGTCTTGGGCAATCCAAGTGCGGCCTGAGAAGGTGGCAATGTCTGTACCACTCTGATTCAGAATCGTGCAAGTCACATTGGCACTGGTGCCAGCGCCAGTAATCGTTACCGTCGGTGGCGAGGTGTAGCCTGTACCCGGCTGCGTCACAATGACTTCAGATACTGCATTGGCAACTACCGTTACCGTGCCGGTTGCTTGAACGCCACTCGCCTCATTCGGTGCGCTAAATGTCACCGTCGTGTTGGATGTTAGATAACCACTACCCTTGTTGTTGATGGTAATGGTATTGACGCTGCCAATGGACGTTAGATTAGCGCCATCCCAAGTCTTGTAACCCTTTGCCGGGTCAATAATCAGGGCGCGTTCATTGCGCCACTGCGTGATCATTACATTGCTATTTGAGAACGTATTGGCGGCTCCAATGTTGCCTTGAGCGCCGGTGGTAATGTTGACGTATTGCGCTGAACCGTCATTCTGGAACGCCATGACGTATTCATTATTGTTAATGTTGACCGATCCCATGAAGGTCACGTTGGCAGCAAACGCAACATTCGCAAGCTGCTGATTGCCGGGAACGATCTTTAGATTGCCATAGCCAACCGGCTGGATATTCTCTAGCCAGCTAAACTCACCGTCGCTAATCACGGTGCGGTTGTTCTTGGTGTTTACGCCTTTGAAGTCCTTAACTACGGCATAGTTCTTTTTTTGCTCTGCCGCAGCCATGTTAGTACCCCGCTGTGTAAGGTGTAGGTAATCTGCGGGTAAAGGTCGTATTCAGGGCTTCCATCACATGCTTGCTGTACTCTTGCTTAAATATCTCTGCCTCACCATAAGATTGCTCTTGGTATTTGGCGATATAAGCAGCGTAAAACGGTACAGCTTCTGTGAATGGAGTAGGTAATGTTTCTACATCAGAACCGTTGACCATAGGATCAACCAACACTACCGTGTCAATTTCCATTTGGTAGGCTTGATCAGGCTTTGGGCCAATAAAAATCTTCTTAGGCCCGTACATGGAGAACCCTACCGGGCGTCCATTGTAGTTTTGCCAGTAACGTAACTGTGCGTTGAAGTCTGTCCAAGGCAGGTAATACAGCGGAATGCGCGAGTTCCCCCAATAGAGGATCACATTCAGCACATCAACGGTATTGTTGCCTTCGGGTAAGTCTGCAAAGTCGATGGTTTCGACGTTATACGGCGCGGTGTGATTCTGCAAAACACGATTGCACCCTGTGTCTCGGACAAGGGTGTTGCGCCCATCGTTTATGTAGTCCGTTAATTCTGCATTCGTCCAGAAATTAGCATTAACGTCATGTAATAAACGCCGGGTCTGAGTAATGTAGCCAGACAGCGTATCTGCCATGATTAAGCATTAAAGTTTGCAACTTTCGCCGCACCCTTTGCTTTAGGCATTGGGGCGGCTACTCGTTCCACCACTGGGGCTGACAAGTGGACGGTTTTAGAAGACTCTTTAGAAAATGAAAACTGCGCCAGTTTTTCCATTGCTAGACCAAACTGGTTACTCATCTTCATCCATCCAAGCCTAACTAGATACGGCTCTTTATTGTCATCGCCATAACCAAAGATATGCTTTGCTGCAATTTCAGGAATCTCGACTTCTTTCCCCGGCTCAAAGTGGTACACCGTACCATCCAAGCCATCGGAAAAGGTTTCAGAACCATTATTGCGAACAAAGATCGTGGTCATAGCGAGACAATATCTCCATAAAGGGCAACATCGCAAGTAACTGCGGCGTTGACCGAACAGTTGACATACAACACGCGGGCAGTTTGAACGTCAGTATTAGCAGCAGAAGCCAATGTCAGATCATCAAACTTGGTTGTGCCAGTAGCAGCACTCAAAGCCTGATCCGCAGCAATAGCAGTGCCTCCACCGCTTGCGGCGGTGAAGACACCCACATTGGCACCACTTGCATTACCACTGAAGTTAGACAGAACTATCCGACGCACAATGTACTTCGTTGCGGCTTGCGCAACCAGAGTCGTGATATCGCCGGTAGCAGCAAGGCTTACGCCTGTCTGCTCTGCCAAACGATAGTTGCCAAACGAATCTGGATACGATCTACCGACTGCATTTGCGTCCATAGCTCCCCCTTATGCGTAGGTTTCGCCAGCAGCCTGACCGCCGTTGATATCCAACAGCGTCACCGTTGCATTGCCAGAAGAATTCTTGGCATACACGTTGACACCATCCGAAATCACTACGCCACCTGTGTTAGATGCCATAACGGTTGCGTTAGACGAACCGTTGTAAGCCAGCACAGTGACGTTAGCCGACGGGAACATGACATAGATACCTGCCGGAATGACAGTGCCATTGCCCGAATCGACTGCGGTAACAGTAACGGTCTGGAAATAGGCACCCGGAGTATTGCTCTGAGCGCCAGCCAGAATGATTTTATTAGTAGCAAGAGACATGATTTCCTCCTTACAGGCTCAAAGAGTTGTAGCCCGTAATCTTCGTCATGGCTTTCGGCTTGGTGTTTACCAATTCTGCAATCATCAGAACTGCACCAACGTAGCCAATCTGGAAGTTCGGAAGTGTGGACTCAAAGCCAGTGAAGGCGAACGATGCCTGCTCATGGATATAGAGCGAGAGATAGTTCGTGTTCAGCAGGTAAAGAGTACCTTCCGGGCAATACGGGTCTGGATAGATCGGCACACCGGCTACCATCAAAGCGCGGAAAGCCGCCTGTGGGCCGTTGGCATCGCCATCAAAGCCCGAGCCGGGAGTGATCATGTAGTTTTCCTGACCTACATAATCTTGCGCCAGCAGCGTCCAAGTACCAAAGCCGCAAACACCGAAAGTCGGTACTTCAGCGCCGTTCTTCACGGTGCCGGAGATGTATTGCAGTACGTTCTGACGGGTCGGGTTGACCGAGCCAGCCGCATACTGCTTCGACTTCCACCAAGT